CAAGTCCACGACCGCGCAGGTCGATGAAGCTTGCGGCATCCTTGAGGCCCGCAGCGAAGTCGACAAGGACCTCGCCATGCTCAACGGCAACACGGCTCAGTTCCGTCTGTCCGAAGACACGGCGTTCCTTGAGGCCATGAATCAGACGCAGGCCACGACTCTGTTCTACGGCAACCCGGCGACCGATCCGAAGCAGTTCCTTGGACTTGCTACCCGGTATTCGTCCACCTCTGCTGGTAACGGCGCAAACGTCATCAACAGCCTCACTACTGGTTCTTACTCCTCCACGGCAAACACCTCGGTGTACCTGGTTGTGTGGGGCGATCAGACCGTTTACTGCCCCTTCCCCAAGGGCAGCAAGGCTGGCCTGATCCACGAGGACCTTGGCGAGCAGACCGTCTACAACAGCGACGGCACCCGCCTCCAGGCGTATGCCACCCGCTATCAGTGGAAGAACGGCCTGGTTGTGAAGGATTGGCGTTACGTTGTGCGTATTGCCCACATCAACACGACTGATCTGTTTGCTCAGACTAACAGCCAGGCTACTGGCGGTCCGTACAACCTGATTCGTGCAATGGCTCGCGCCATGTACCGCATCCCGAACATGTCGATGGGCCGTGCTGCCTTCTACATGAACCGCACCGTTCACAGCGGCCTGTCGGTTATGGCTCTTGACAAGAGTCAGTACGTCCTGAAGGTCAACGAAGGTCTGTCGCAGTTTGGTACTGCTGCTTCGTACCTCTCGTTCCTGGGAATCCCGCTGCGTCGCGTGGATGCCATCCTCAACACCGAAGCACAGGTGTCCTAATAGGACGCTCTGAACAAGAAAGGAATTCACTCAAATGATTCTTGATACCAAGCTGGTTGTTTCGGGAACCGTTCCCGCATCGGGCGTCATCACCGGACAGGCCGCGCTTCCCGCGTCTGGCACTCCGGTGGTTTCCACGGACAGCATCGACCTTGTCAGTGTCCGTGACATTGGCGAAGGCGATGATCTGTACATGATTTTCACCGTTGTGGAAGCTTACAACACACTGACTTCGCTGCAGTTTGATGTCATTGTTGGAACGAATGCCGCTCTTACCACGGGTGTTGTTGTGGCTGGTTCGTCCGGCGCGGTTGTTCTTGCCAGCCTGACTGCCAATGCTCAGTTTGCGGTTCGCATCAATCCGCAGCTGTTCTCCAAGGGAACGCAGTACATTGGCGCACGTTATGTCACGCTCGGGACCACCCCGACCACTGGCAGCGTGTGTGCATACGTTGTGGCTGACATCCAGGACGGCCGTAAGTTCTACCCGTCTGGTTTCGCAATTCAGTAATAAGGAATCTGCTTCATGAAGGTTCGTGTTCTTATCAAGTGTTTCGTTGAAAATTCCCTTCGTGAAGAAGGCGAAATCTTTGAGTACAATGGTCAAATCAATGATTGCCTTGAGCCAATTGATGGTTCCTGGGAATCTGAAGATGACGAGGCCACTGTTGCGGTCATGGAAGCCCCGAAGCGCAAGCCCGGTCGGCCCAAGATGACCAAGGACACGGACGGAGCTTGAGTCCTGTGAAGTGAAGCGCAACGAGGGGAGCCGTCGGGAAACCACGGCTCCCCTCATTTCACTAGGAGGCGGTCATGCCATCGGTCGTTCAAATCTGCAATCTTGCATTAGCGCATCTTGGCGACACGGCGACCGTGTCAAGCATCGACCCGCCGGAGGGGTCTGCCCAGGCCGAGCATTGTTCTCGGTTCTATCCCATCGCGGTGGACAGCCTCCTTGAGATGCACTACTGGAATTTCACCATGCGCCGCGTGGTGCTTGCTTCCCTGACTAGCACGTGGCCGGAATGGCTGTACGCCTATGCCGTCCCCAGCGATGCCAACAACCTGATCTCAGTGCTGCCGTCCGATGCGGCGGATGACTATTCCACGAAGTTCTCTCCGACTGACACGCCGAATTTCGCGCACAACTATTCCCCGATGATTGCTGCTGGCCGTTACTCGCCGCAGCCGTACACGTTGGAAACCTTGGACAACGGGACGCAGGTCATTTACACCAACCAAGAGAACGCGGTCCTGCGCTACACGGCGCACATCACCGACCCAACGCAGTTCTCGCCGTTGTTTGTGATGACGCTGTCGTACCACCTGGCGTCCATGCTTGCTGGCCCGATCATCAAGGGTGACGCGGGCGCGGCGGAAGCCAAGCGCATGACGCAAATGATGATGGGCTACTTGCAGAAGGCCACCGCGTCGGACTCCAACCAGCGCAACTCCAAGCCTGACATCGTGACCCCCTGGATGTCGGGAAGGTAAGCCATGCCAAACACCCGTACCTACTACCGTTCCTTTGCCGGCGGCGAGATTTCCCCGGACATGTTCGGTCGCATTGACGATACGAAGTTTCAGACGGGCCTTGCCCGCATGAAGAACTTCATCGCCATGCCGCAGGGGGCGGCCGACAATCGGCCTGGTACGGAGTTTGTCAAAGAAGTCAAGGACAGCACAAAGAAGACGCGCTTGATTTCGTTCACTTACAGCACTACGCAGACAATGGTGCTTGAGTTGGGCGAGTATTACATGCGTTTCCACACCAATGCGGCTACGCTGACACCGGGAACGCCATCTGCATATAGCACGACAAAAACAATTAGTGCTGTCAATACGGGTACGGAAACATTTACTAGCAACGCGCACGGATACGCAAACGGAACGCCAGTGCAGGTGTCGGCTACAACCACGTTGCCCGCACCGCTCGTGGCGGCTACAACGTATTACGTTATCAATGCTGCGGCAAACACCTATCAGCTGTCTTTGACCGCAACTGGATCTGCAATTGACATCACCACTACTGGCAGTGGAACAATCACTACCAATCAGGTGTATTCGGTTGGCGGTCTTGTCTCAAGTGGCGGCGTAAACTATTACTGCATTGCTAGCAGCGTTGGCAATGCACCGCCAAACGCAACGTATTGGTATCCCATGCCATCGGGCTTCTATGAGATTCCCACGCCATATGCGGAGGCGGATCTTTTTGACATCCATTACGTTCAATCTGCGGATGTCATGACCTTGGTTCATCCCAATTACGCACCGCGTGAACTTCAACGTTACGGTGCAACGAATTGGAAACTTGGTGTCATTTCGTTTGGCGCAACAGTTGCTACGCCTACTGGGGTGGCTGTCACGGCAAATCGCGGCACGGGCGTCAATATCACCAACATTACGATATCTGCTCTTGGCGCACAAGGTGTATTTACCTTGTCAAATGACGCAAAGAACAAACAACTTGCAGAGGGTGATTCCATCTACATTACGGGCGTAGTTGGAATGACGCAAGTCAATGACCAGTATTACATCATTGATACGTTCCCAAGTGCGTCAACAATGAAATTGGTGTATTACCAAACGGGTACGTTTGTCGATACGCATACCTTTACTGCGTACACAAGCGGTGGTCTTGTGCAGGCAATGACGCCTGCGGCGGACATCATAAATTATTACGTTGTCACCGCGTTGAATCCAGACCACCAGCAGGAAAGCGTGCAGAGCGCCATAGTCAGCGCGACAAACAACCTGAACGTCCAGGGCGCGTACAACACAATCAACTGGACCGCCGTTTCTGGCGTGCTTCGATACAACGTCTACAAGCGCCAGAATGGGCTGTACGGTTACATCGGGCAAACCAGTTCAACATCGTTTGTCGATGACAACATTGCCCCTGATCTGTCAATCACGCCGTCGATCTACGACACGGTGTTCAGCAGCGCCGGGAATTACCCTGGAGCCGTGTCGTACTTTGAGCAGCGCAAGGCGTTTGCTGGCACGACCAACGAACCGCAAACGTTGTGGATGACGCGTTCGCCGACCGAAAACGACATGTCGTATTCGATCCCGACTCAGGACGATGACCGCATCAAGGTTGAAGTGGCTGTCCGCGAGGCATCGACCATTCGGCACATTGTGCCATTGACGCAAATGCTGATGCTTACCAACAGTTCGGAGCTTCGCGTCAGCCCAATCAACAGCGATGTCATTACGCCCAGCACGATTTCGGTGCGTCCGCAGTCTTACATCGGCGCAAACAACGTGCAGCCAGAGATTGTTAACAACGTGGTGGTGTATTGCGCTGAGCGCGGCGGTCATGTGCGAGAACTTGGATATTCGTGGCAGTCGCAAGGATTTATCACGGGCGACCTGTCGCTACGGTCTACGCACCTGTTTGACAACCTAGAGCTGTCGGACATGTGCTACGCCAAGAGTCCGCAGCCAATCCTGTGGTTCATTTCAAGCAGTGGCTACATGCTTGGACTGACATATGTGCCGGAGCAGCAGCTGGGCGCATGGCACTGGCACGAAACCGATGGCACGTTTGAGAGTTGCACTGCGGTGGCAGAAGGCGATGAAGACCGCGTGTACGTGGTAGTCAAGCGCACCATCAATGGCAGCACCAAGCGTTACGTTGAACGCCTTGCATCTCGCCAAGTTGATGCGCTTGACGATTGCATCTTTGTTGACAGCGCATTGACGTATAACGGCACCAACATTACAAGCGAAACGGTCACGGTATCGGGCGGCACGGCATGGGATTCCACCGAGGTGCTAACGATCACCGCATCTTCAAGCCTGTTTGTGTGGCCCGGAACCACCGATGTTGGCGATGCCATTGTCTTGACCGACGCAAATGGCGTCAAGTATCGACTGACCATCATTGCAACGTCATCTACTACGGTGGCAACTGCGCGAGTTGACAAACTCATTCCAGTTGCACTTCGCAACACGGCAACTACGAACTGGTCGTTTGCTCGCAAGGACCTTGGCGGTTTGTCGCATCTTGAAGGCAAGACTGTCAGCATCTTGGCTGACGGAGCGGTCATGCC